CTATCTTGAGAACTGTGAACTTATAACCAGCCAACATCGCGGAATAAGCGAGAAGGACAGTTAGAAGTCGCAGTGCACATGCAATTACTTGCATCTCCCATGTAGGTTCTTCCTACAAGCCCCGGTGTTTCGTTACACCAAGACCCAACGGCGTTTTAGTGCGAGGTTGCCGTACCTCACTGACGTGCGCAAATGCTCCGTATCGATATTGGCACCGCCAATAACGCCAAAGCATTTGAGGAGCGCAGCATCCCCCGACAGGGGATCCTTGCTACGGACAGCTGTAACAACCCAGCGCTTTGACTTAAAACACTGGTAGTGTTTATGCCATCCGTCGGCCGATTCTCCGTTGCTGTAGGAGACCCAGCCGAGTCCTGCACTGCCTCTCCCAGGATCAAACCTACCTTCGATTACCCGTTCAAGGTATCGGAAAGATTTGATCGTGATAGTTGGCAACTTCCCGAGTAGTCTCTCGACTATTCCGCGAAGAAAACCAGCTACTCGCCAGTAGCCGACCAGGTAAAACTGGTTAGCTAGTGACACTGTAGAGGCAATGCCATGTACGTCAGTCCGATCAGCCGGAAGCAAACGACGAATGTAGACAGGTGTTACGTCTACACCGCTGAAAGCGTCCATCCCACAAGACTCCCTGAAGTTCCCACTCCAGAAAGACTTGTGGGCATTGACCTTGAAACCAAACAGCGGCAAGGCCGAGCTGATCGCGGGTGCCTCGTCCGCGGGTACGATTAAATCGTCCCCGTAGACGTAAACCCTCTCACTATACTTGCGTACAGTAGAAGGCGTGATGCGTACTCCTGCACTTGCTAGCCTGATAGATACGATCGCGATGAAAAAAGCGACCGACTCGATAGGAAAGCAGAGTGCCGACCCCATAGACGCAAACTTTCTGAGTGGAATAGTTCTACCACTCGGAAGGGTTGCTCTAGTAGAGCGACACGCAAACACCTGTTTCCTAAATCTAGGAACAGATGCAAGCATACGCCATACTAGACCAGAAGAGACCCGATCACTCGCTTCCGACATATCAAGAGTCGCAAGACTCCTATCAATGGAAGAAGAGAGTGCAAGTTTGGCATTTACGTCCTGACGAGCAAAGTTTACTCGTCCGCCTGTATAAAGCCCAGCATGCTCAATGCGAGGCTTAAGCCAAACCGCTATTGCTTGCTGTATGTATTGCATGCATACAGGTTCAATAGCAATTACTCGAGGACTCTTCTGGGTTTTAGGGACAAAGACAACCCTTACGGGTGTCTCGTCTCGGGGATGAAC